ATATGGCCCAATATTTCAACCAACAGCAGAAGAGCAATCGAGGATGTTGCAGCTACACGCTGACTTACTTGTTGAGCAAATATCAAATCAGATAAGCAAACCATGAATCTACTTAAGACCATCATCGAGCGGCTTAACCAACGTGTTGAGGTTGCAAATATCTTCGACAAGCAGTTTGGACTTTGCGAGCTTAACGCTAACGGCAACGAGAAAGCTTGGGTGCATTACATTGGCAATGGTCAGGCGGAAGTAGTTACCAACTTCGATGCAAAACAAGGAACATTGTTCTGGGCTAAGCGAGGCAAGGTAACAGTCAACAAGACTGATGCCTACAAGATGAGTGGATGCAAGCAGTTATATGTGACCTCATTCCCATTGACAGCCTATGCAGTTGTGCGCAAGAGCCATCTGCCATGCGACAGCGAAGATGCACAGGACTGGCTTGCTTCAAGAATCTATAAGATTACAAGTGGCACTGATCCACTATTCAAGCAGAGCATCGGAGTGATTAACTATGAGGTAATTCCGAGCGGTTATATCAACGAGATTAAGACCTTAACAGCCAACTATGAATGGGCATGTGTCACTGTCGACTTCGACATTCAAGTGATCACAAGCACTGAAGATGGCTGCTACGATATTTGTGCAACCGGAGATATTCCACTACCGGATCTTCCTGCTTGTACTCCATGCTTGACGGAGGTTGCTGTTGATGGGGTGACCATTACCGGCAACGGAACGGCTGAGGATCCATTGATTGCAGTTGGTGGTGGAGGCGGTGCGATATCTGTGGAGGATGAAGGCGATGAAGTCACTCCAGTTGCAACAACATTGAACTTTACCGGAGAAGGAGTAACGGCATCACTGACATCACCTGGAGTGGTTGAGGTAAACATACCAGGCGGAGGCGGAACAGTTGGAACATTGCAAGAGGTTACTGATCTCGGCAACAGCACAACCAACGACATTGACTTCATTGCAAATGCAGGGCTTTACTTTGACAATGGCGCATTCTTCCGCAAAGGTACAACCGATGCAGGCAATGGAGGAGCAAAGGGCACAGCGCAAATATGCTCGATAAGCTATGAGCTTAAGTGGGAAGCAGGGCGGTTGTACTACATGCAGCAAGATGGCTTCACCATTCGCGATGTTACTCATAACTTTGCATTAGTTCCACAAGTAACAGATGACAGCTCTAAGGGCTTTGTAGTCGGTTCTCGATGGAGCTTAGATGATGGCACTGTTTACCTTTGCTCTGATGATACAATCGGCGCAGCTGTTTGGGCTATTGTAACAGCATCTGTTTCAAATCTTCAAGATGTTACTGATGTAGGCAATACAACAACGAATGACCTAATTGTTCAAGGTGCAAATGATTTTTTTGGTCAAGTTTCGTCACAAACTATATCAGCATATAATTCTGTGACAGGCGCATACGCTGAAATGTTTGTTGGTACAAATGGTCAATTGACATTATCAGACGGATCAAGTGCAGGCATTCTATCAATTAACAATATTACAAATGCGAATGTACAATTAGAATTTCCAAACAAGACTACTGGAAATTATACCATCGCTACTACGGCAGATATACCGAGTACAATTGTGGAAGATGTTACTGCATCAGCACCAATCGCATCAAGCGGCGGAGCAAATCCCGACATCAGCATCACTCAAGCAGACGGCAGCACTGACGGATACCTAACCTCAACAGATTGGAACACGTTTAATGGCAAGTTCGATGTGCCGACCGGAACAAACACCGACTACCTCGATGGCACAGGAACACCTACAACATTCCCAACGATTACGAATGGGACAGTGACCTCAGTCGACCTCACCATGCCTACTGCATTCTCTGTCACTGGCAACCCAGTAACAACGAGCGGAACATTAGCGGTTGCAGCGGCAGGGCTAAGCAGCCAATATATCAGAGGCGATGGTCAACTTGCAAACTTCCCGACTTCAAGCGGAGGAGGATCAAGTGTAAGCTACTACCTCAACGGATCAGTTGCTCAAGGTACGCTTGGAGGTGTCGCATTTAAGCAGATGAGCGGCACTCCAGTCATTGGAGCAGGAACAGATTTCACTATCAATGCCGATGGCTACATTCAGTCATTCATCACAGATGCGAGTGTACCTAATCAGTTAGCTATTCCGGCAGGAAATTGGAATTTCGAGATGTACTTTTCTGCATCAAGTGGCGGTGGTAGTCCATCATTCTATGTAGAATTATATAAGTTAAGTGGTGGCACATTGACATTACTTGCATCGAATTCAACTAATCCTGAAGGCATTACAAATGGTACTACGATTGATTTATATACTACTGCGGTAGCAGTTCCAAGTACATTATTACTTGCTGCTGATAGACTTGCTATAAGAGTCTATGTATTACATAGTAGCAAAACAATTACACTACATACTGAAGATAATCACCTTTGCCAAGTCATTACAACATTCTCAACTGGCATCAATGCGCTTAACGGCTTAACTGCACAAGTGCAAAACTTTTCAGTAGGTTCAACTGGTACTGATTTTGGCATTAGTTCAGCAACAAGCACTCACACATTTAACTTACCAACGGCATCAGCTACTAACAGAGGTGCATTAAGCACAACTGATTGGTCAACATTTAATGGTAAACAAGATACCTTAACAAGTGGCACTAATATTAAGACCATTAATTCAACAAGCATTCTTGGTAGTGGTAATATTGCTACACCATTTGAGTTAGTTGTGGCAGCATCGGATGAAACTACTGCACTAACTGCTGGTACTGCTAAGATTACTTTTAGAATGCCAAGAGCAGTAACCTTAACATCAGTTAGAGCATCATTAACAACGGCTCAAGCAAGTGGTAGCATCTTTACTATTGACATCAATGAAAGTGGTACATCAATATTATCCACTAAGTTGACCATTGACAATACAGAAAAAACAAGTACAACGGCTGCTACTCCACCAGTCATTAGTGATGCTAACCTTGCTGATGATGCAGAGATGACAATCGACATAGACCAAATTGGTAATGGTACGGCGAAAGGATTGAAGGTAATGTTAATAGGTAACTACGTATGAGTTTCTTAGTCAACCCTTATTCTTATGCTACTGGATGCACCGATGCTGATGCACTTGCATTCTTAGCTGCTGCTGCAATAACTGATTCGACAATCACATCAGCTATATGCACATTGGTCACAACGATGAAAGCAGATGGAACTTGGGCAAAGATGAGCGCAATATATCCGATGGTAGGTGGAACTGCAACAACGCATAAGTTTAATCTCAAGAATCCTGCCGATACAAATGCTGCTTTTAGATTGTTGTTTTCGGGTGGATGGGTTCACTCAGCAAATGGAGCTTTGCCCAATGGTACTAATTGCTTTGCAAATACATTCTTGATTCCATCAACGGCATTGACATTAAATAGTCACTCATTTGGAATATACTCACGAACTAATGATGTAACTGGCACAAGAGTTTATGGTGCATTCGTTACTACAACTGCAACTATTTTGCACAATAACTTATCAAGTGGAAACTTTATTTCGGGAGGTGTAGGTAATTCAATCACTTATACTGCAAATCCATCGACATCACTATTGATGGCATCACGAACAAGCAATACATTATTAACTGCATATAGAGGTGGAGTTCCATTGGGTACTAATATAGTGGCAGTTGCATCAATTCCAAATGTCAACTTTTACTTTGGAGCAAGGAATGACTCTGGAACTGCAAATTTTTTTACTACGCATCAATTAGCATTTGCCTTCATCGGTAGTGGATTAAACTCTACCGAAGCGGCAGCACTTTACACATCAATTCAAGCATTTCAAACCACATTAGGCAGACAAGTATAATGGAAGTTTACCTACTCACAGAAGAACAAGCAGAGAAATTGATAGGTGTTCAATTTGTACCTGATAACTACTTTAACCCTATCAATGATTTTGACGGCAATCTAATTATCAGCATTGAAGAAGTAGAACAATGCTCAATTGATTGGGTGAAAGAATTACCTTTGATAAACTACAAACCTATAACAACTTAAATTATGGCTGGAATTAAAGTAACAGATTTACCATCACTTGCTACGGCTGCATCTGATGACATATTATACATCGTTGACATCAGCGACACAACTGAATCGCCAGAGGGAACATCTAAAAAAATAACATTGGCAAACTTGACATCTGCATTAGATGTTGCAAGTGATGTTTATCAATCTACTGAAACAAATATAACTGGATTTGAATTACTTGGCATCAATGAAGGTTCATATTTAAGGATTGGAGAATATGTTCATTATGGATGCAATATACAATTCACTCTTGAAGCAACTGGTTTAGGTGCTGACCAAACAGGGGAGTTTGATATTGACTTTCCCGAAAAGGTTAATGCTTTTAATTTGGATTGGTATAGTTTTAATTTATCAATTAATGAAGATTTAACAAGTACATTTTCTACAAACATCGTTCAAAATTCTTTAAATGCAACAATAAACATTAATAGTGCTGGTACTGGTGCATCTACAACAAGTGGTTTGCTATATCTTACTGCTATATATAAACGATGAAAACCTCTGACAACGGCATCAGACTCATACAGGAGTTCGAGGGCTTGCGCTTGACTAGCTACCTATGCTCAGCAGGAGTGCCCACCATCGGCTACGGCGCGACCTATTACCATGATGGCAGCAAGGTGAAGCTTGGGCAGACTATCACTCGAGACCAGGCGAATCAGCTTCTCAAGGATCACCTTAAGGAGTTCGAAGGCAGCGTGACAGGACTGCTAAATGGCACGGCAGTGAACGCTAACCAGTTCGATGCGCTTGTAAGTTTCTGCTATAACCTTGGCGCAGCAAATCTCGCCAAGTCGCAGCTGCTAAGGTTCATCAAAGCCAATCCTAACGACCCGAAGATTGCAGCTGAGTTCCTCAAGTGGAACAGAGCAGGCGGAGAGGTTTCAACAGGACTTGTAAGAAGACGCAAGAAAGAGGCGCAACTATATTTCACACCAATCGTTTGACAATTATGGCGGCAAGGAGAGTCAGCAAACCAAGGCAAGTGCTTGATATAATCGTTAAGTACTGGAGGCCAACCATTGGCTCGTTGGTAATACTCTCAAGCGTCTTCGCACTTATCTTTAAGCAGATAGGCACAGAGACACTTGCAGCGATTGTTGCAGCTATGGTGGCCGCAGGATATATACCTAAAGCAAATGACAATGGATGACGGAAGAGACTCAACATATACTACAATCGATGATGGTTGCGTGGTAGGTCTTGGCTGCAAAGTCCATACTCATCACCATACAATTCACATCGAGCC